AGCCTATCTCTGACAAATCTGGAGATGCTTGCTATGAAACTTACTATGCCTTTAAAGAAATCAAATACTGGTTGTAGTGCGACAGTTAGTTCGGCTGCAAGTGCCATAAGTTCGGCTTTCATATCCATTGCAGCTTTAAGATTTTTCTTTCTTTCTTCTGCTTGCCTTTTTTGTTCCTCGGTCATTTCCTCGGCATTCATTAAGTTCTTTAATTCTGCTGTGCTAAGTCCTGCGGCGTTAGCAATAGCTATTCTTTGGGCTGGAGCCATCTCTTCAAAACTGCCAATAGAACTCTGTAAACCTTGGCGAAGCATTTCGACTCCAGCGGCTGGATCTTCAAGACTTGTTTCAAGAAGAGCCATCGTATCAAACGTTTGTGTACCAAGAACAGCGTTTAGATTACCGGCTGCTGTGGCTGCGTCGTCAAAAGTTTGAAACCCTTCGGAAATGCTAATTAAGTTATCAATTGATAATCTTGTTTCAATCGATTGTTTTTGTAGTGCGGCGAAAGCGGGTCCAACTTCATTCTTTGCGAGATGTGCTAATTTTGGAAGTGATGCGTTAAGGTCGCTGATAGCATCGGCTAACGGCACTCCAAGTTCTTGGGACAGCTTCTCTACATCCTTGGTTAGAGCAATGGATTCTTTTCCAGTAAATCCAAATGTTCCTGTTAAACTTTGAGTAAGACCTGTGGTATCAGCTACAGAAACACCAAGTTCATTTAATTGTGCGGTCTGGTTTGCTAAGGCAAATTGAACATCTGGAGCCATTAAAGCAAACCCAGAAACCCCGCTGACAAGTCCTTCAAATGCTGCGCCGGAATCCGCACTGGTTACTCCAAACTGCCTGTTGGCTGCTTCAAGATCTTGAATTTGTCCATGAAAGGCTTTACCCAGTCCAGTTGCTTTGGCAAACCCAGCAGTGGCACTATCTGTAGCCTTCATTAAGCCGAGAGTGCCCTCGGCATATTTGGCAAGCATCGAGACTCCCATGCTTTGGGCGTTAACTACTTCACCAATTGTATCACGCATTTTTTTAAATGCGCCAGTGACTCCCCCTTGTTCTTTGGATAAGTTAACAAAGGAACCAATTAAAGTATTGGAGGAATCAGTAATACCTGTAAAGGTTTTGATGTTTCTTTTGAGAGCGTCGTCAAAGTTTTTAGCAACTTGTTTGGAGCGTTCCATCTCTTTGGTAAAATCGCTGGCTCTCTCTTTAGCTTCTTCAAGTCCTTTTTTATATCGGACAATCTCGTCCGCTGAGGCACCTTGAGCCTCCTTCAGCGCGATTGTTTTTTCAAGCGTTTCAACTAATTTAGCGTTGTATTTTTCAAGATCGCCTTCGCCCTCATCTAAAGCTTTCCGAAGCTCTTGTAGCTCGGTGTAAGATACATTTAAAGCTTGACCAGCTTTTTGTTCGCGGTCGGCTGCTCCTGAAGTTCCCTGCCCCTTCAAGGCTGCTGTAATCTTTTGTAGTTCTCTTAGAAGATCTTCATTAGTAGCCATTCATTGTCCTCCTACTTAAATGGCCACTTGATACCCGTATCACGTTCAAAGGCTTTTGTGGCACGATCAAGCTGCGCTTTTGTCTTGAGTGTCTCGGGCTTATCTAATCCATAGCGCTTCATCGCTTTAAGATATTTAGCTTCGTTTCCAAGTGCTTTTTTAAAAGAGTTCACTTGTTTGCTTGTACCAGAGATTCTTACTGGAACAGAACGCCCACCAAACATTCCTGTTAGTATTGTCTCAATCGCACCGCCCATCATGGCAAGCCAGCTTTCACTAAGTAAGTCTGTTTCGCTGGGATTTAAATTAATTTCGATTGGAACCAAATCATTTGGTTTATTCATTACAGAGACCTCCGAATATACTTATCTCTTATAAATAGTTTTGTATAAAAAGAAACGGGCATTTCTGCCCGTTTTTATTAATACTTATCCTTTTTTTGCTTTTTCGTATTCTTTACGCTCTTCTTCAAAATGGTCTGATAATCTTCTTACAAACCAGTTGCGTAGTCTAATTGGAAGGTTGTAAGCCTCTATAAAACTCCAGCCTCCGTGCATTTTTAAAAAGAAAAACTGCTCGTATACATTAGCCATATACTCATCAGTTAGGCCAAAAAAATTCCGAAGTGAACGGCACCGCCATTTCGGATGTCGTTCCGCAAGACGAGCATTCAACCTCTTGGGTCATATCAACATTAGGAGTCACAGTCTGTACACAAGCTCGAAGAAAACGTGCGTCTTGTGCTGGCATATTGTCAATAAAATTAGCAATCTCAGAAGGAACATTGACACCATTAATTGAGATAACAAGCCTCTTTAGTAAATTAGTGGCTGATGCTTCTGGAAGATTGAGTTTTTTAGTTTTTAAAGCTACCTTCTCAAGGTAATCTTCATCATCGCCATTCAACAGTTTGAATTCAGCATCATACTGAGATTTTGGTAACGTAGCTATAAAAGTTCCCTCTTCGGTTAAATAAATGCTTTCATTATCATCTTCTGGAAGAACCCCTGTTTCATGTGGGATCTCTGAAAGATTAAACGTATGTTCAATTGTAGCTTCACAATTTGGACAAGTTACAGTTACGGCATAGTCTTCGCCATAGCCAGAAACTCTTGCTGCGAGAATAACTGCGTTTTTGTCGCCAAGCAGTAGTTCCTTGACTCGAATGTTTTTATCAACGATAAGGTTCTCAATCAACCTGTCAATAGCCATACCGTTACGAAGCAAAGCAGGGGAAGTTAAGATATCTTCATCTTTTGCGGTCATATATCTCATCTCAATCACTTCTTTATTATGGAGTGGGTGATCGGCTGAGTAGAATTTGCCGCGAGATGGGAGTTCAACGAACTCGGTTGGCGCGACATATGAAAGCGTAGCTGGAACCGGAGTCGCTTCGGCTGTTGCTGCTGTTGTTGCTGCTGTGGCATCAACATTTTTAGCAGCGGTTCGCTGCTTATTTCTAGACATTTACACCTCTTTAAAATAGTCTATACACAGTATAACGTATCTGTAGTATATTTTAAATAGTTTTTAATAAAATTATTTGCTATCGAGTTGGAACAAGAGGAGCTTCTGGGTCTAACTGGCTTCCTCTGTTTTGAAGGCTGTACTCTGCCCAATCATATCGCACTGTTAAAGAAATGTCAACCATTTCTTCGGAACCGTAATCATGTGAACCAAAGTTTACATCTGTAAAGAAAGCATTAATTAATTTCCACTCGCCCTCGACTAAAGATGTGTTTCCACCACCGACAGGAGTTGCAATTTCTTGAATCTTAATATCACCAAGACCTGAAGTAGCAGAGTCCTTGGTAATTGTAGTACCAACAGCCGCGTTAAAACTAACAGGAACTTGAACGCCGATTGTCGCTAAATAATTATAAAGAAGTTGGGCACCATTAGGCTGTACAGGATCAACAAGAGTCAAGTCTACCGTATTCCAAGTAACACGACCTGGATAGTAAAAGGTGTGGTTAAAGAACTGATGTGGGTTCTCAGAAATAGTATAGGAAGGACGGGAAGCTGTCTTTGCTAGAAATGTTAAATCCTGTCCATCAAGGCTCATTTGTACTAAAAATCTAAATTGTCTTTTTGGCTCAAATGTAGGGTTTAACCAAAAATTGCTTTTTTGTTCTGGCATTATTTATATGTCTCCTGTTTATAATATATAGTGCTCATTTTTATTAATCCTCAAAACCTGCGCCTGTATTTGTAATAACAAAATCGATAGCAATATACTCAATAGCTCGGGCTGGCTTCAAGAAGATCTTGGCGTACATGATGTTCCTATCGACCAATTCTGGTGTAGTAGTGGTGCTGTCAAGAACAATCCTGTAATCCGTAAGACCCAAGCGGGATTGAACGCTTCGAAGCAATTTCTCCGCTCTTGAGGTAAATCTATTCCAAGTCGCTTGAACATTCTGATCAAATAAGGTTGTTGCTGCGATTCTTGAAATTTCTTTCTTCAAGAAGATCATAAGACGGCGAACATTAATTCTATCAAGAGCGGAAGGAGTAACCTGAAGGGTCTTTTGACCAAAGATCACAATACCTTCTGCTGGGAATGTTGCGATTGGATTAATGTTTGCTTCATAAAGTTTATCACGGTCCTTGGCAGTCAAGCGTGAACGAGTCTGGATGACTGGCAATCCTGCGGAACCTTCGGTTAAACCACCTCGGGTAAAGCCTGCGGGTGCGAACCAAAGCTCAGAATTCTTTTGTGCGCTGGAATATGTTCCAAGGGCAACGACTGAAGGCGGTACAAATACCAGGGAGTCACTGACTGTATCTTGAATCTGAACCCATGGATAGTAACAAGCGCCATAGCTGGAGTTGAGTTGTCTTGCTTTTAAGTTGCTAACAGCAGTGGACACGGAACCAGCGTTTTGCTGCTGTGTCTGTGTATTCTCTGTTTGCGGCAAGTAACCACTATCAATATCGATAAGACCAAGGGCATCTCCTCGGGACTCGCAAAGCTCAAGAACCTTAGCGGTTAATGCGGAATTGTGAATACCTGGAAGAGCCAAAATATTCATTTCGACTGCTTCTGGATCAGCTACTGTGTCGATAGCACGCCTGACACTGTAGTAAGCGTAATTTGTAGTATCGGTTCCTCCGGCGAGGTCAGTGTTATTGAAAGCTTCTTTATCTCGAATATCAAGACCATCAAAACCTCCAACAAGCGGAACAGTAAATCTATCGTAACCCATATCGAGAACTTGCTCATATGTTCCACTAATAGCAGTGAAAGAAGTTCCTGCGTTACGAGAGCCAGAACTATAAACGGCGATCTCGCCAGTATCTCCACCGTTGGAAGACTTCAAGTCATCAAGGGTAAAGACGTATGAAAACTCAGTTCCTGCGCCGACTGCGTGAGCATCGGCAGTGTTCGGAAGTGCTCTAACAATATCAATATAGCTGCTTTCAAAACGGTTGTTTCCATTTTGCGTGCTATCAGCACCGAAGTAGGCATTTTTTGGATCTGGAATGTCACCATCAGAGGCACTAGTTCTTAATGGGAGTGCCGGATAGTCAACTGTTCCTGTAAAACGACCTTGTGTTGTTGTTCCATCTTGAACAAACCAGAATGGGTTGTCATTACCGTGCTGGAATGGATGTGCGATACCGGAAGCACCTGTAACGTAGGTATCAGGTGGAGTATCACTACCGGAAAGGATTGGTGCTGCCACTTTACCCCAGTTCTTAAATCGGATAGGACCGAACGAACCGAACGGTAGCAATCTTGCATCTGTAGCAGCGGCATCAACATCTTCATTCACCTCAACACGAACAATGGTTGAATTGTTCTGAAAATTACCATAAGTGCGATAACGGCGCTCTGTATCATCCCAGACAATATGTTGATCACCAATAACTCTTGCGAGATATTTCGGAGAGTTAGGGTTAAGATTTACAGAACTATAACGCTCAAGCACTATTGGTGCGTTGTCGTTATCCTTAACATCTCGGATCTCAACAGAGAAAGAACCATAAGGATCAAGCTCGTTTGATGATACTTTAACATCTGTAATAGAAACTTTAACTCTTCTTTGTTGATCATCGCCAGAGTCAAGCGTATGAAACTTAAACAACTTTGTCATAGAGTCAGCAACGAATCCAGTGGATACGGATTGAAGATCCTGGGAAATAATCCAAGGAGTTTGTGCTGCCTTGAAACCAAAACGGAAATTCGCGGCATTAGCAGATCCACTATCTAAACCAAGAATAACAGCATGGGATGCGCCTGTAATTTTATCAGCGACCTGCCTTTCGTAACTTGGTCCAAGCCAGTAAGTTTTTTGCTGCGCTGTTCTTGTGATAGCGCTGTTGATAAGTGTTGGATTTGTATTAAACACCTTGCGAATATACTTAGAACTTGTGCGAGTAAAATCAAAAGCTGTTTCTTTCACAAGCGTTCCGTCCTCGTCTTTAATAAGCACCTTGTACTCAACTGTGGCTGCTCCAGCAACGCCAGAGGAACTCAGGTCTTTCATCAAGACCGCAGAACCAGTTGCGATTGTAGTACCAGCACGAACTGTACCAGAAAGCTCGATTGTACCTTCATCAAGATACCACTGAGCAGCGAGAATACCAGTGACAGGTGTGACAGCGGAGGCAGATGGGAAAAGAAATAATCCGTATGCGCCGCCATTAACACTGGGGTCTAAATCATTAGAGCCAGAAACTTGCCAACCGGCTTCACCAGCAGCACCATCGGCAACTTGTGAACTCTGACCGCCAAGGAGACGGACAACGGTTAAAGCGTTGCTATTACGCAAATAGGCTTGCGCTGCGTATGATGCATATGTGGGTGCAGTATTGTTGCCGTCTCGCCAGACATCGCTGCCGTCGCCGCCGGGAACTGGTTCGCCAAAAACTTGTACAAACTCAGAAAATGAGGTAACTTTAATAGGACGCATTCCTGGTCCTTTGCGTGTTCTACCAATAACTACGGGACCAACCTCATCGGGCAAGGCGGGCAATTGTGAATTGTCGATTTCATTGATAAAAATACCGGGTGAAATAAACTTAAAAGATTTAACTGACATTATGAAGTGTCTCCTTGTCGCTCTTCAAAAATCTTGAGAATAAAATATTCTGATTATCGTTAATAAATAGTTAATAAATTAGTGAAAGTCCTAAATATAACTTTATGATCGATAAAAAGGAACGTTGCCGCTAACATTCAAGTGTTCGGGTATATCACCAACAATTACATGCTCTCTTGGAATC